CCTCGAACCACCGGGGCTTACATGTTGAACATGAAGTTCGTCATGTTTCTCCGGATGGCGCTCGCAAGGCGCCATTGATCGACCGGCGATTGCTCGCCGACCGTCGGCAACCAGTCCCAACAGGGACTGATTGCCCGCTTCATGCAATAGCGAGGAGCACCAAGCCTGATGCTCAAGCTATTGTTATCTATGTCACCACGCAGGCCAGTGATAAGGAGCCCGTCCGGATTATATATCCGGGATTTGGACCCCTTAGGCACAAGCAAGGCACCATCGACCAAACGGATTCGTTGAGGTACAGAGGCCCAACGTCGATAAACGACGGATTGAGTATCTGTATCTCGTTTTACGAATCCAGCAAGGTCGAACGGAACTTTGATTCCCGCGTCGTCGTTCTCATAGAGTGGAACAGGTGTGAACCTGACCGACTTCATGAGACGGTGAATAGTCTTTGGTAACGGAATTCCCGTTATCGCTGACCATTCATTTAGACGATTTATGGCGACATAACGTGAGGCTGGGGTCTGAAGAGTTTTAATGTAAACTCCGCGGACAGGGTGACCAAGATAATAGTCACCACCACAGCTTTCACGGAACGGGCCGTTAACAAACGACTTGCTGACATTGATTTGGAAACCGAGGAGCTCAAGAAGCTTCGCAACTTTGCGATAAACTTCCTTTTCGACGATTATATCATCGCCGAAAACTCCGAAGTTCCCAAGTCTAGTAACTCTCGGTTTGCGAATCCGAACGTTACCAGACCAAAGATCAATGGTACTTTTCTCATAGCCTTTAGACCTACGTAGGTCTAGACCATGAGCATAGTACGCTGCAGCAACGACACAGCTGAAAATAAGTGTCTCGAGAGGGAACGTAAAACCATTCCCCATTGAAGACACCATAAACAGCTCTTGCTCACTCCCGTCAGGGAGTGTTACCTTAGGAGACCTCAGTATGCCCAACCACGCAACAAAGTCGCGTGGGAAGAGCTGCTGAATCATCTTCCAAGATACAGTATCAGAAGCAGAAGAGAGGTCTATCGTTGATAGACTATCATTCGCACTTCCGATCTGCGCAAGCTCACGATTGATCTCTTGCTGAGTGGCTAAATCTATTCCGAAGAAAGATTTTAGCCGTTTCTCAATAAGATGCCCTAGCCCTAACTGAAAGTACATATTCAAGTTGGGTTCGGTACAGATCACTCGTGCTGTGTCGACGTTCTTTGGCACGAAGCTAAGACGGTTACCTCCAACTATGGTTGGCCCACCGAAGTGGTCGAAGCGCTGTTGTTCAGCGGACGACCATAAGGGGGAATCCTTCACATAGTTCTTGTAGGCCAAGTAAAGACCCTCCGAGGTAGTAGACAGTTTCGAGGAAAACAGTTTCGTATAGAAATCTGTTCCTCTAGCTGCTATACTACTACCAGGACCCGTACGAGCAAACTGCAAAATCTGCTCGAACGAGTCCACGATAGAGTCAAGTCTTTTTGGAAAAAGAAACCTGTAAACCTCTTGTTTAAAGAGGCCAACAAGTAATTCGTCTTCCATTGACTCTATTTGGAGTGACCAATCTCTGCATCGCATATTGCTTTGCAGAAACTTATCTAATGCAGCCTGTTCCGCATTCCGCGAATTACGACCTACGTATTTACGTAGGAAGGACTTCGCGAGATGTAGTGAACGGAACTGCGTTAGGGTCATCCCTGGGTAGTAATCCGCTTGATCCGCTGACTTTTGGTCATGGATTAAACAGCTTATTTTCCCAGCTAGGTCTTCCAGGAGGTCCTGGTAAAGAGCGCGGTAAGAGAGACTCATAACCCCACCTCTCAGGTTCCAACAATTTAAGATGATATCAGTAGGAGTAACTAGCGAAAGTTCACTGGAGTGGTAAACCAGACATACCCGTGCCGCAATGATATGCGACTCGAGCAAGTATGGTCAGCCAATCAGGTGTAACTGGTGCTAGTAGTCCTATGACTGATCCGATGAGACCCCACGAGACGTCCCTAATCGTCACCTTCTTCGAAGAAGAAGGCGATCGTTTAGAGCGTGCCCGTGATGGTCGTGTCGGCGAAGCCACTGGCTTGGTCCCAAGCGAGACCGCAACCGGCCGATATCATCGCCCGCAACTCCTGCGGAGAAAACGAGTCCGTGCCAGCAGGGATCGTAAAGATGATCTCAAGCATGGCAGTTCTCGCCGGCTGCGCAGCATACGGAAGTGCGCCCTTACGGACGCGACAAACGTATTTGTTGTTGGGGATGTTGGAGATCACTCCCGTCGACGGATTGGGAACACCCAGCTGTTTAAACTGGGCGGGCCTTTCCATCGTGAGAGTGAACGGGGATGACACCGAGTGCTTATTAACGCCAGTCTGCGTACCGCCAAGAGCGGTAACCGCATACTGTTCGCTATGGGCATTCGGCGGCGTATCCGCAGTTAGCGTATACGTCGGGTTGGTTAGACCTGCCACAGCCGCCCCTACCAATGGGTTGGTTGGGTCGAATGACATGGAGCATTACTCCTTCCATTTGACGAACTGCTTACACCTGTAACACAGGATATGTTACAAGCAAGCAGAACTTGTCGACCAATCCAGCAAGCGCTCAAGAGCACTACGCTTTTTTGGCCAACAGGCGAGACACGCTTTTAGAATTACGTAACAAAGCGGTTATATTTAACCACTTCGTCCCTATACCTGGCACATCAAATGTCAAGTTAGGAACTAGCGAACCCGTATAGGGTCCCCTAGTTACGTACTTCGAAGCCCATCTCACCTGTCCCGGCGCGATCGACAGCGGGGCCGCAGTAGTATCACCAGGGTTATAGTCCCAGTGATCTACTACTATAGAAGCCTCCTTTCTCTCCATACGACTCAGAAAACGCACTGAGGAGTGTGCAAGAGATGCTGCCGAAACTATTTCACCAAGATTGGTGAAATAGTCGATCAGGAATGAATAAGGGATAAGTTCCCATATGGCTGGTAACCAATTCGAGTAGTCAAAACCAACTCGTCTTGGGTTCCAGCCGGAATAGCTCCCTATATCAACACTGCCAAAGTACTTCACCAACACCGTATCTTTTGAATACAGATGCGCGTCTAGGTGAGGGTTGTCAGGGTTAGTCGACCGAACGCTGTAGGGTTGATACCTACTTTGTACGGTTGAAAAAGCTCTGACATACTTCCATTTAACATCAGTCAGTATACGTGACTCAGCAATGGTTTTAACACCATCCTGAATGTCATTGTATAATGGCACGATGCCAAATGAGTACTCCAACCAGTGGTCCGCTATTGCTGATCGTAAGGCCTTCTTAGGCAACTTCTTCAAAGTACGGCTCTTTTTCTTTAAAGAGTTCAAGTACTCTTGATGAAGCTTACGATAAGCCAATACCGGCTTCCTGATCAGCTGAATCGTCTCACGAAGCTCACCGGCAAAGACAGCTCCTTGAAAGGAGGTCTGATGTCGGCGAATCTTCTTTACGAGTTCAGCTTTCGCGTTGTTATCGGCCAAGGTCGAATCGAGGGAAGACGCAGATCCTTTGCTTGGGAACGTAACAGGGAGCAAGTGCCCTCTGCACATTCCATAAGCTGGGATTGTATCGGGGTCCGGAGGTGGTACTTCGGGAACAGTGTGTAGATATGGATAGTGCTCCTCGTAGAAATAGGGCTTGCTGTAGAGCGTGAACTCCTCACCGTTCAACACGGTGGTGGCGTTCTCGCCCCGAGCAATCTCCTGTCTCCAAAAGGGTGCATACTCCCCATCTAACTTCTGTGTCACGTTATACGTTTGCGTATTGTCAAAGACGATTTCTCGTCCAGAGGCCATACGCTTTAACGAATGACGTGACAACGACCTAATATCAGTCGTTTCCTGAGAGTACGGTTTCCGGTAACCCACGATCTGTGTCTCCTCTCCTATAGGACCTGGTGTAGCTGGGCAGGACTGTCCAGCCACATGTAGCTTATCAACGGCTTTGACACCGTTGGTCAG